GCCACTATGATAGTCGCTATCAGCGTATGAGATAATTGCTTTGACTTCTGTTTCCCTTCTAAGGTTTTTAATCGCCTTTGAAACGAACCAAGAAGTGATATTATACTCTCGTTCCTGAGTATCGGGGTGGATACAGAGCCTTGAGAGCTCGAAGAGTCCTTGTTGTTCATGACGTTCTAACCCAAACGCACCTTTAGCAATTTCTGGAACAGGGAGTCCAGTAAAGATACAAACTCCCTGTATGCCTCCAATATTTAGAGGTGAAAAATCATTTTTCTTGTATAGACCGTAATTGTAACCAGATTTGAAACCTTTTGAAACATCCTTAAGATAATGAAACCGCAGAAGTAATTCTGCGGCTTCGGATTTGGTTACACGGTCTATTGTGTAATCAGACTTCACTCCTCGGCAAGGCGGGCGAAATAAGACATAGCATCGTCGTCTTCATCTTCATCAACAGAAGAAGTAGTACGGGTAGGTTGCAGAGAGTTGAGGTCGTTGCGGAGATCCTCAGTCAACTCACGGGCAGAACCACGGGTATACTCTTCTTCTTCACCCTCATCAGGGTCTTGGAAGCGAGGAGTGCCCTTATTGCCAAGCACATAGTCAAGGCGCTTCTTCAGGGCGTCATAGTCCTTAAACTGGTCAGCAGCAACGAGTTCAGCAAGAGAATACTCACGCTTCCACACTGCTTCCATGGCATCATCATCGTCCAGGAGAGCATCGGGGCGAGCAAACTCAGAGGAATCGTAGTTGCGGTAACCAGCAACGTTCTTTGCCTTCAGTTTGAAGTTAGCACCTTGCCAGAAATCGAACGGATCGATTGCTTCCTCGTCCTCAAACTCGGGTTGCATAGCAGCAGTGAGTTTGTCAAAGATCTTCTTACCGAATTTGTACAGGAAGACCTTACCTTCGTTGGAGGGGTTAGCAGGATCTTTGACCACATAGATATTTGCCATGTAGGTCAGTTTACGCTTCTGCTTGCGTGCTTGTTCCTTACCAGCATCGGTGCCGTTGTTCCACAGCATCGTGTTGTACTCGGACACAGGATCCTTCTGACCAAGAGTAGTCAGGGAGTTCTCAATATACCAACCACCAGGACCTTGGAAGGCGTGACTGTAGAGTTTCACAAAAGGAAGGTCCTCACCATCAGGAGCAGGCAGGAAACGGATAACGGCATAACCATTGCCGCTCTTATCACACTCCAGTTTCCAGAGACGGTCATCACCATTAGAACCGCCGTTGTTATTCATTTTTTCGACTTCCTTGACCAGTTTTGCGGTCAGGTTGCCAAGTTTCGATTGCTTTTTAAGGTCGGAAAACGACATTTAGATTACCTCGGATTAATTTGGATTCGGGGGATTTACTCGGATAGTATAGCAAGGATGCCCTCAGTCGTCAAGATATTTCTTGAGGGATTCGATTGTCTCGTTCATACTGTCGAATAAAACTTGCATATCAGTGTCTGGTGGGAAACCCATCAGTGCCACCGATTTGCGAAGATTCTCTTTCATCTCAACCGCTTGGGGGTCGTCAGAAAGAGACAATCTAGTATACATGATCCTTTGCTTCTCCAGCAAGGTCTGTAACATTTCAACATGTCCCACTTTAGTCTCACGATCCATCCCGCCAAAGGTCAGGATGCTACCATAGATCTCCTCTTGAAGACGATTGATTTCTTCAAGCTCTTCTTGAATAATATCAGATTTAAAAAAGTCACTCATCGATTATAGACCGTAAGATTTTTTTGTACTGGAACATATCAATATTTAGAAAGGGGGAATATTTCTTTAATTTCAAACTTACGGATTCCCACACCGGGTCCAAAAGTTGCTTATCAAAGTTTTTTGAGAAACCAAATATTTTTTCGTATATTGTGAAGGTTTCTAGCGATAACTGCCCGCTTAGAAACTTTTTGAGAATCGTCGGGTGTCCTTTGGTACAGTTGAACAAACTCTCTAACTCGTTCTCCGATAACAATTCGCTGCTTTGCTCTTTGAACAAGTATGTCAAACTCTGTTGGCGTCTCATCCACTCGGAATAATTTCTTTCGCCAGAATTGATAATTTCTCCAATCCATAGGTTTTGCGGGTTATCGGTGGCAGTGAAATTGGATACTAAAAAATCTACGACTTCTTTATCAGAATACTTGCGTGAAGTCTTTTCGAACCAGTACTTATCCTTGCGTTTATTGAAGGATGTTACACTGGCACGGGTCTTCGCACCATACTTAAAGAAATCGTATTTTGGGTTTGTAAAATGATTCTTTAACGACAAATAATGTTGATAGGTCTCAAACGGGGTCACTTTCAGCATCGACTAACTCAAGATCTTCAATACAATCAACTGTGACTTCATGCTCTGCAATACGATACCAGTGCTTATGTACACCAAGAGTATCTGGATAAAAACCCAGATACTCCAAGTCTTCACACTTATTTTCACGCAACCATGCTTGTAGGCGATGGTGCATTAATTCATCACGGGAAATCATAGTGGCAGTTTTGCTCTTGAAGTGCGCTTCATAAAGTTGAGACGTGTTGCGTCCCACTTCAGTCGCTCCTTCAGAGGTTTAGAAATCAGTTTCACAACCGATTCTACCTCAAGATTATTGATTTCGCAATAGTGGCAGATGGCATCAATATAATTGATTTCTTCTTCTGCAACAATCTTTTCAATTTCTAGGGCAAACTTGGATGGTGTCAAGAATTTGTTTTCTATTGCTTGTTCTAGTTCTTTATTAGGTTCCATAGAGTTCCAGTTTATCTCTAACAAACTTTCTAATATATTGGGTAAGAAGTTTGATGTACTTTGATTTGTCTCGTTCTTCATAGACGACGCATTCTCCATTTTCACAAGCCATGATGATTACAAGTTTTTTGACTGAGATTCCAGTCAGTTCGTACAGCATACAACCATATGCCATGCACTGTACAAAATAGTGTTCAATCCACTCTCGTGGTTTGGGTTTTTTAGAAGTCTTAAAGTCGATTATTGCTAACTCGCCATCGTATTCTGCAATACAATCAACGGTTCCAGCAATTCCTAGTTGCTTACTATATAGGGAACCTTCAAGGGCGTAAATATTATTTATACGGTTTAAATCTGTTTTGGCGATTTTAAAAAGAAAGTCGGAGATAGGTTGAACCTTTGGTAGATCCTCGTTTTTAAGGTGATATTCTACCAGTGTGTGCATGTCCGTACCACGACTTGTTGCCGCTTTGGTAATCCGATCTGCTTCTTCATCACCAACCTTCTTGCGCCACTTGACGAAGATCTCCTTATTAAAATGACTGGTCACCGAAGTAATGGAGACCAGTCGGAGGAGTTCTTCTTCGTCAGGAACTGAGTAATATCTTACCCCATCAATCGTCTCCCTCTCAAGTTGAGGAAGACTAATATCAATATGATTGAACATTAAAAACCTGCTTCTATTTTAGCAATAATGTATTCTTTAACAATACCTGAGCGGACAATATCGTCAACTCCAAATTCAATTATATCAAACGAAGGCATTTTACGCAAGATACTCATAAAGTCTACAATACCATTACGATCATTAGTTTTTTGCAAATCAGACTGAGTTGCATCTCCACAGAAAATAATCTTAGAGTTTTCACCAATACGAGTAATAATTGAATCCAATTCGTGCATAGTGCAGTTCTGAAATTCGTCTACAATCACAATTGCATTATCAAGTGTAGTTCCACGAAGGAAGGAAGTAGACCAGAATTTGATAGTTTCTTGTGATTTAAGATTGCCATAAAGCATCTCAAAGTCTGCATCAGAAGGCATCTGGAACATATACTTCACCATATTCTTATAAGGAATCTGGTAAATATCGGATTTGTCATCATAGGTTCCAGGGAGGAATCCAATCTCACGAGTTGCTACAAGAGAACGAACCAAATATATTTTTTCAAATGGAGATCTCTCATCTAAAACTTCATTTATTGCATTATAAAGAGAAATAAAAGTTTTACCAGTACCAGCACAACCATATGCTACAAGGTGTTTTCCTTCTTTATACGACTCAAAAAGTTTTCTTTGATTGTCGGTAAGTGGATCAATTTCAACCAAATAGTCAGAACTCAGAGGTTTTTTCCTCTTCATCTGCTTTGTAGTGAGACCAACCCCGATAGGTTGCTCTGCAGATGCTCTCTTTCTTCTTGCCATATTAGATCTTTAGGTTTTTTGCTCCTGGTGCCTTTGATGCTTTTGCAAGCACCTCATTCCATCCTGGATTTTTTGCAATTAGTTTATCTCTCCACTCACCGACATCAGTTGCCATTGGTGCGGTGGAAGGATCAGACCAATCTCGTGTCCAATCTGGATTATCACTTAACCACTGGTCCCAGTCGTGAATACTCATCACAACTTCTTTTTGCTCACCAGTGTTTTTATTCACTACGGGGTATGTTGCCATTGTTATGAATTCAAGATAATGATATTTAGACCCATTCCAGTGCTTCTGCCACTGTGGGGAACTGTTCGGCAAAGATCTTCT